CGGAACGTGCGCAGGACCAGGCTGGCGACGGTGACGGTGCGTACCCGGCCGTATTTGGCCAGCCGGACCACGCGATAGCCACGTGAGTTGACCTGGGGTTTGAGCAGTCCGCCGGCGGTCGCCGCCCGGGGCAGGCTGTAGATGCTCCCGTAGGCGCTGGCCTCGTAAAAGCCCGCGTACCCGGGAACTGGCAGCCACTGCTCGGGCTGGACCGGCCCATGTTCATAAACTAGCTGAGTTACGCTGCCCTGGATAGCGCCGTGGCCCCGTAGCTGCTCTGGTCCAAGCGCACGGATGGCGGAGCCGGCTCCCGTTCACTCGTCCGAAGTGAGGAGCTGGTTCATCAGTGAGTCGTATCCACGGCCGTAACGGAATCGCATACGTTTCCGTGGACGCAGCAAGCGGCGCAAACCCCACTGCTTCACCAATGGCCTTCCTATCAGCCTGGTCTATGAACTTCACAGTGGCCAAGGTTGACGTCACGGCCATGGGAGACCAGAACCTCATCTGGGTGGCCGGGTTGCCCGACGCCTCGGGTGACTTCAGCGGTTTCTACGACACCAGCACCGCGCAGACGTACGTGGCTGCCACGGACGGCCAGCCACGCAACTTCTACCTCTACCCGTCGTCCATCCCCACGCTGATCAACGAGTACTTCTTCGGCCTCATCCTGCCCGACTACAGCATCACGGGCGGTGTCACTGCAGCTGTCTCGCTGAAGAGCACGTGGAACGCTGCCTCAAGAATCCAGAGATACCCTGTTTATGGAATCCCGGGGACATGATAACCTTGGTACCCCCGTAGTTCCAGATATACATGTACCCTATTTTTTAGGTATACTGGGTACGTGATAGACCAACCTTGCATAATCGAAGGCTGCGAGCGATCCCCGCAGCACGCCTACGGCTGGTGCCGGGCGCACTACATGCGCTGGCGTCGCTACGGGGATCCGCTGGGCGGCAAGCCCCGCTACGAGGAGTGCACCGTGGACGGCTGTGACGTAAAGCATTACGCACAGGGCTTGTGCCGGGCGCACTACGATCGCTGGAAGCGTCACGGGGATCCGCTTGGCGGCCCGGTGCATTACGAGAAGTGCCGCGCTGGAGACTGCGAACGGCCGACTCACATCCAGGGCTGGTGCTCCCCACATTATTACCGCGTACAGCAATATGGCGACCCTCACGCCGGCACGCCTGTCAGGCCCTTCCAGGGGCGCGAACGCCGCTGGGCGAAAGCGCCCGAGGAATGCTCGGTCGAAGACTGCGGTAAGGCGCCTACCGCCCGGGGGCTGTGCACGAAGCACTACTACCGGTGGCGGACGCACGGCGACCCTCTCAAGCTGAAGACCCGGGCCAAGGGCGAAGGTACCCGGTACGTCAACAACCAGGGCTACGTAGTCCTGAAGTGGATGAAAGACGGGTTTGAGGTCACCGTCCTGGAGCACCGGCTGGTGATGGAACAGATGATCGGCCGGGAGCTGTACCCATTCGAGAACGTGCATCACAAGAACGGCGTCAAGACGGACAATGACCCGGGCAACCTGGAGATCTGGGTCCGGTCGCAGCCCGCGGGCCAGCGGCTGGAAGACCAGGTCCGGTTCTATGCTGAGCATTACTGGGCAGAGCTTCAGGCTGCTCACAAGGCCCTGGCTGCCGCCTGACAACTTAATAACCTCGCGCACGGCCCCCGTGTCACTGCGGGGGAGCTGCCCCGCCCCCAGTGAGAGGAGCGTCCCGTGCCCGAGGCACCAGAGGAAGCCGGGCTGGACATTGACTTCGACGCCGAGCTGGCCAGGATCCAGGCAACGGTGGCCGGCATCGACCACCCGGTCGCCAGGCAGATCGCCGTGGCCGGCCAGGTGGTCATGTCCGACCGGACCATCGAGTTCATGGGGAAGCGGTTCAGGATCGCCGACAAGATCGGCCTGATGCCGTTGCTCAAGTTCAGCGCGTTCTCCGACGTCGCCGTGCAGGACCCCCGTGCACTGGGGGCGCTCTACGCGATGCTGCGGGACTGCATTCACGCGGGCAATCCGGGCTGCGGCGAGTGCGGGTTCTGCGCGCCGGAGCGGTGCGGGGGCTGCCCGAACTGCCGGATGGTCGCCGCCGGCGAGGACGGGGACGGGCTGCCGTGCACCGTGAACCGCGCGGACCCGTCCGGCTGCCGGGACTACGACCCGGGTGACTGGCACGCGTTCGAGGATCACGCCTGCGAGTCCAAGGCCGAGGCCGATGACCTGATGGACGTGGTGACCAAGACCATCGAGATCGTGGCCGGCCGCCCTACCGCGCCGCCGTCGCCCTCCTCGGCTGGACGGCAAAGCACTCGGGACGCGTCGATGGCTCGCTCCTCCGCTCGTCGGGGGCGGGGCTCGAAGCGCTGACCCCGCGCCAGGCGTGCAACGTCGCGTACTCGTTCCTGGCCGAGGGCCGCAGCGAGGAGGAGATGGAGCAGCTGGACATCAGTATCGGCATGGTGGCCAACCCGGAGGAGGAGGCGCTGGCCGCGCTGGCCGCGCACCAGGAGGCGGCGGGCATCACGTTCGAGGACCCGCAGGCCCTTGTCGGGCCGGACGACAAGACCCTCTACGGAGACGGAGACATACCGTGGCGCTGACCCCGGGCCAGGTCTGCTACGAGGCGTACCGCGAGGTCATGGAGCGCAAGCACGCTCCCGGGCTGTCGCTGCCGTACTGGGCCGGGCTGGGCCGCGCCCAGCAGCTGGCGTACGAGGCCGGCGCACAGGCCGTGCTGGCCGCCCGGGAGGAGCTGTCATGGCGGTGAACCTGGGCGAGTTCCACCCGGACGTGCCCGCGGTGGAGGACCTGCTGCGCGACCCGGAAGGCCCGGTCGGTGATTTCATCGGCGAGCTGAGCCGCCGGGCGGCCGGCGTCGCGCGGACGGTCGTGCACGTGTTCCCGGGGACTCCGCGCAGCACGATCTGGAACCGGCGGACCAGCACCGCGATCCTGCCGCCCGGGTACACGCTGGAGTCGATCCGGACGCACTGGCCGCAGATCGGCACCCGGGGCGGGATGTTCGGCGGGGTAGATGCGACAGGATTGCCTTCTGTGTTCCTGGAGTACAGACCGAACGGGGCGGAGCAGATGGTCTCCAGGTACCCATTCCTCACTACGGGGTTGGAGAGCCTAGAGGGAACGTTCTGAGAGGAGGGTAAACCGCTGTGGCGGAGTTCGGCAGGAATCTCGGTCGCGCGTTCGTGAGCATAAGCCCGGACGTGTCGGATTTCCTGGCCGAGCTGACCGCCAAGGTCAAGGTCGCCGTCTCCCAGGTCCGGCCCGAGGTCAAGGTCCGGGTGGACGCGGACACCAAGCCGGCCGAGGCCGCGATCACGTCGATGCTCGCCCGGATCAAGACGGTCGCCGAGCATGCGGCGAGGCTCAAGCTGGACGCCGACGACACGGGCGTCAAGGGCAAGCTGACCGGCATCCAGGCCCAGGCGGTGGCCCTGGCCAAGCAGCTCGCGGCGCTGGTGCTGAAGGCCGACACCTCGAAGCTGGACGCGCAGATCAAGGCCGAGGAGGCCAAGATCGCGGTCTGGGCGAACCGGCTGGCCAACCTGAAGGCCGGCGCCGACACGACCGTCCTGAACGCGAAGATCGATGCGTCGATGGCCAAGATCGCGGCGCTGAAGAAGGAGGCCGCGGATATCAAGTTCGGTGCCCTGGATCCGGGGCACCTGCTGACCGCCGAGGCGGCCCTGCTCGGCATGGAATCGGCCGCGGAGAAATTCCAGGCGACCCTGGCGAAATCGGTGCCCATGCCGGTCGTCATCGAGCTGACCGGATTGCGGAGCCAGGTGGAGGAGCTGACCCGCGAGCTGTCGGACCTGCGGATCGACGGGGACGACAAGGCGCTGAAGGCCAAGCTGGCCGGCCTGGAGCTGATGGCCGTGACGCTGCAGGAGACCCTGAAGAACACCGAGATCGGCGGGGACCCGGTCAAGATGGCCCGGGCGCGCAGGGACTACGCGGACCTGATCGCGAGCACGGAGAAGTTCCGGGCGGCGCTGGCCAAGCCGGTCCAGGTCGCGGCCACCCCGCAGCTGATCATGCTGCGGAAACTGGCTGACGGGCTGGCCGAC